CTTAAGGAAGTTCTAAAAGATGCAAGTGCTATAGGAGATCTAGAATTCCCTGACTTTAGCCTCGCTTTTGCGCCTGGGCTTGGAGACCCTGATGATCCTGATGGATCTGGAAAATCAGATCGCAATCGATTGGCAGCAATTAATAGAGCTGGAGAGTTGCTTGGCATAGAAAAACAAATCCTTGACAATGCACGCGCTGTAGTCCTCGCCCAATCCAAAGCGGACAGAAGCCGCGTACACCAGCTGAACAATCAAAGGATTTCTCTGCAGTTTGCTAAAAGCGCTGCTCAATCTGAACATGAATATCTTGATGCTGTTCGTGCCGCAAACGCTGAAGAGGATGAAGCGGTTAAAACTCAAATGCTTCAAGAGGCCTTGACTACAAAGCAAATTAATAACGCTCTCCTCCGGGTTCAACTTGAGGGTGCTTTGGCGGATGAAAAGCAAAGAAACTTGCTGGCAGAGAAAGCAATTACAGAACAGATTGAACAACAAATGTTTAATCTTAGGGACCAATTAGGCCTGGTCACTCGTGAGGAAAAAATTGAAAACTTTAAGCAAGGTTTGATAAATAAGCTTGGAGATGGTGACGCACGGATTCCAGAAGCAGTTGATCTACAGCGTCAAATTATAGACCCTACAACAGTTGAGAAAATCCAACAGACAGTCAGAAGCCTCAAGCAAGAGCTAGAAGATCTTGCTAATCCAGCGAACATGATAATTAAATCGGCAGATGCTATTGGCACTGCATTCACCGATTCATTCAAAAGTGTTATCAACGGCAGCGCCACTACTCAAGAAGCGCTCTCAAATTTCTTCAAAAATATTGCCAGCTTTTTCTTAGATATGGCCGCGCAGATTATTCAAAAGATGATCACCATGTACATCTTGAACACTTTTGTTGGACTGTTGCCTGGCATGAGTGGCGGTGGTGGTAAAGGCGTTTTAGGTCAAGGCACTTTAGATTCTGTAAGCAGTTATTCAGGGATTACAGGCTCTACTCGTTTTGCCAAAGGCGCAGCGTTCTCCAAAAACAAAATCATCCCTTACGCAAAAGGTGGCATCGTCAACAAACCAACGATGTTTGCTTACGCCGATGGCGGCGCCGGTCGATTCGGCCTTATGGGCGAGTCGGGAGCTGAAGCGATACTTCCTCTAAGCCGTGGCTCTGACGGAAAGCTTGGCGTTCAGTCTTCTAATTCTATGAATGCTGCTATGAGCCGTTATTCAAGAAATGGAGCACCAGTTTCTCGAATGACTGATGCCAACGGGATGCTTATTGATGGTGGCGCTGATGTAGGCAGTGCTGAGCTTGATGTTCGTTACAGCGTGGAGCGTATCAACAGCGTTGATTACGTCACTGCTGCTGAGTTTGAACGCGGCATAGCGCAAGCTGCTAAGCGTGGCGCTGAAATGGGCAAACGTGGTGTCTACAGTGACCTTGTTAACAAGCGCAGTGTTCGTAGCAGGGTTGGCATATGACAATCGAAGCCATCACGACATTTATTCTGTTTGAAGGAGAGAATGCAACAGATGAAGACAGGTATCAAAACAGCAGCACCGCTAACACGATCGTTTTTGATTCAAGCCCTTATGCGTTTTTGCCGTTCATTTACAACGGTGCAACTAAAAGCTTGAGCGGAGACAATATTGAAAGTCTTCTAACTTTTGCTAATAATCAGCTCAGCCTTGCCAAGGCATATGAGGCGGTCGAAAATTTTTGGTCTGTGCGAGTAGACACGGTATTGATGAACCCTTCTACATTTCAACCAGATCGCACACTCTCGACTGAATACTGGATAACTAGCAGTATTAACTACAACGTTGATGGCGTGCAGTTAATGCTTAGCACTGCAATCGATGCTGTCACCTCTAGTGTCCCAAACAAGGTCTTGCGGTCCAAAGATGTTGGTGCGTTGCCTGTAACCTCGCGAATCAGTAACGCTTGATTGAACCGTACCAGCTCATTGGAATGCCTTACAGGCTTGGAGCGGTGCCTGAAAAACATGGTGCTGCTGATTGCTTGAGCTTGGCTACAGCTGTTCAGTCTTGGCACGGGATTGACATGCCTGCTCCACAGCGGTCGTGGTACAGGCGTTTGCGGCGTAAAGATTATTCGGTGTTTCCAGAACAGCTGGAACGTTGGGGCAAAAAGTCAGGTGACGCTAGAGTAGGCACACTCGGCTTAATCCATTGCCTTGACGGCAGTTATGGGTTAGCTTCTTTCTACGAAGGCGGATGGCTGCAATTCAGAGACCGTCAAGTGACATGGATCCCTTGCAGCGTTCTTATTCCCGCCGCTCTTTACTGCCGGTAGAGCAGCAAATCATTGATGCGTTAGGTTTAACGATTGAAGAGTATTGGGAGTTTTGTCGCCTTGCCGATTGCAAGGCTAAGGAACGTGGCGAAGCATATCGATTAGTCCCTGACATTAGTTGTCTGGAGCTAAAAGCAGCAGAAGTTCTTTTTCAGATTGCGGTTAGCCTGCTTTTTACAGCAGCTTCAATACTGTTAGCGCCAAAGCCACCTCCTTTTACGCAAGAAGACTCTCTTAGTCCTATTAGGACAGCAGATGCCCGAGGTCAAACTAAGTTTGCAGAGCTGTTCGGCTTTGACAGCGCACAAGACTTAGCAACGCTGGGCAGCATTATTCCGCTCGTCTTCGCTAGACGTGAAAAGCTTCCAGGGAGTAGTGAAACTGTAGGCGGCATCCGCGTAAAGGGTTTGCTGCTTTGGTCCCAGCTGTTAAGCCTTGGTTCGCACCAAGAGTTAAAAATGCTGACTACTTTGGGTTTATCAAGTCTTGCTGCTATTCCCGATCCGCAGGGTTTGGCTATTGGCGATCAGTTGCTGCGTAATTACCAAGAAGCACGATATAGAGCATATTTTAAAAACAATCCTTCTGGCGGAGGGCGAGTTAATGCAACTAATAAGATTGCGGGAGAGCTGCCTGCTGAGAGTGAAGGCGATGTGTTTGAAGCGTTTGACCCGCTGAAAAATAATCTTCAGCCTTTACTGAGCGGGACTAGAACACCAAACTCACAGCGTTCATTCGGGTGTCACTCTCCAATCTCAAACGGAGCACCGTACTTTCTCCCTTATGACATTGTTCAAATATTTGACAACGACGTGTCGCTTAGGACCAAGAGAGACAAAATTAACGGGCTGTTTTTCAACGAAGGAGCGCCAAACGTAAGGCCATATCCAGGTCGCCAAGCTATGGAGCGGTTGAATAACTCTATTGTCAGTGGAACGAATCAAATCAATGTTGGCGACACATTAATTTTCAGAAACTCTGCTGCGCGTGAAAACCCTGAGGAGTTTGCCCCTCACGGACTTGACGATGTAAATACTGCAATTGACAGCAGGATGTCTGACACGGATGTATTGGTCAATGTTGGAGATTTGTTTGCATTTGGTAGTTCAATAATTCAATGCATAAAGCGCCCAGAAGTGCCGTTTGAAAGCCCTCAGGTCGAGGATAGACAGTTTGAATTTGTTTGCAAAGAGCAGGGCTTTGGTTATTTTCAAAGTGCTGATGCAGATGCGTTAGCCGTATCTAATGCGCCGTTTGGTCAACACTTGCAGCGCGTGGATATAGCTACTATCACGAACAACCGTAAATGCGATCAGACAGAGATTGGCATCAAAAGCACTGTGTTCAAGCGTATTGATAATTTTGCAAATGTCAATTCAGAGCCGCCTGCTGAAATTTTGGAGCAATACGAAGAAGACAAGCAAGCTTTTTCGCTTGGAAAAGTTTCGACTTTTCAGACTCGATATAGCTTTTTTAGGATTGAGTTTAGAGAAGTTGGGCTTAGCAACGACACAAGTTTTAGAGATTTATCCGCTGGACAAATTTTTGCAGTACGTGGCAGCACCCCGCAGCCTCAGTACAACACAATACGGATTACTCACGATCCCGGCCAATATGAGTTCAGGATAGTGCCAATACCTGGCAGCACTGCTGATGGTCTTTACGTAGACACGAGCGCACAATCAAACAACGTCCAGCTTTTGTCTGGCACGGGCAACTCTGCGATTCATGCAGGGGGAAATATTTATGTGAGCTATACAGGCAGACCAACCAAAATTACAGACTTGACGGCATCTAATGATGAATTTTTCTTCAAGCGCGTAGAGGCTGGGACGTCTGTGGTAGGAGCAGTAAATAATTTGGATTTATACACTGTAGGTGACCTGCCTGACAATTCCCGGTGGGAGCTGGAGGAAGGACCTTTTGTGGTTCAAAACAATGAAACCGCAGAGCTAACTACTGGTGTTTATGTCAACGTAGACAACCCCAACGAGCCAGGAGCTGTTTTTGCTAGGTGGGAGGGCGAACCTGTTGAGATTGGAGCTATTTATCGATACGATTTAAATGATTTTGTAAAAGAAGTTCCAGCTGTTAAAGGAGACTGGCAGACGGAAGAACAAGGCAGAAGAGTTTTAGACAGTGGCCCAAATGGCAATGATTCTTATGTTCAGCTTGACAGTGGGGGCGCTTTTAAATTTGCGTTTTTTGACGGCGAAAATGTTTCAGATCAAACTCAGCGGCCTAGCCCAGCGGAAAGAAACGATGATGCGCGGTATAGAATTGTCCCTGATTCTGACCCTATAGTCGGAAGCGTAACTAGTTTTGACCTTATACCAGGGATTACATTTCAAGATGATAAATTTGACCCGGATAGATATAACCCGTACAAAGACGAAAATAACCAAAATGGCCTCTCTCTCTATTACGGAGTTTGGGAAACCGTAACTGGCGACAACGCTTTTTTCGATGGACTGCTTGTTAGTGATCAATACAGAACCACGAGAGATCCTAGTGTTGCAGGTATTCAATACATTCGAGGAGATTTTGTGCGGACAGACGGAGAAACAAAAGTATATGGAATTATAAAAATCAACAACATAATTATTGCCGATAATAACTATTACTACCCAATCGAGAAAGGCGAGTATAAAACCGAAAGAGCGGCTTTAAATCTCTATAAAATTGCCAAATACAAATTCAGCCTAGGCGAGGGGGATTTTGTTAGTGGAGGCGGTCCTACTGACTACAGCCACCAAAGTTACACCGGCAATGGCTCTGGCTTCAAAGTTAACGCTTCAAGCTTTGCGGTTGGACAGTGGCAGTGGGTCATTGTCAGCTCTGGCTCTGGTTACGCTGTTGGAGATACTGTGCGGTTTCAGTTTGCCGATGGCACGGAAGTTGATGTAACCGTAACTGAGATTGACTCTGTATTTGTGCAAGGCAAGAAGCGTACCTTGCTGAACCTCAAAGATGCTATTGCTGATTATCCAAAATTTGATCTTGAAAAAACCAGCCACCAAGATGGCCCAGAGCATGAGATAGTTTTTTGCAATGAACTTGTCCGAAACGTGGACGAAAATGAAAACGAAATAGCCGCTCGGTACAACGACTTATCGCTGCTTGGTTTGCGGGTGTTAGCGGGCAAGGATTGGACTGCCATGGGTCAGCTAAGCGCCTACATCAAAGAAGGCTTGGAGGTGGAACGTTTAATAGATGACGACAACGCCAAAGTAGTTACGCCTGGAAGCCTTCTTGCTTCAACAAATAATTTTGCTGAGATTGCTTTTAACTTGCTTGTCAGCGATCGCTTAGGCGCGGGTAAGCGTATCCCCAGAGATACAATTGACCGCGATGCAATGATAATTGCAGCCCAGTTCTGCAGAGCAAACGGTTTTAGGTTTGATGGTGTGGTTGGCGATCGCGTTAACTTGCGTGAATTTATTCACACTAACGCTGCATTTAATCTGCTTGATTTCACCATTGTTGGTGGCAAGTTTTCTCTAATGCCTTCTGTCCCATACAATCCCGAGACATTCGTTATTGAGCCAGCGCAGGACATTACTAAAAGCGTCAAAGCTCTATTTACTGACGGCAACATGAAAGATATGCAGGTTAGTTTTTTGCCAACACAAGAGCGCCAGTTGTTCAAAGCGACAGTTGCTTACCGACAAGAAGAGGAAAACGGATTCTCTTCGCAGCGAGTAACGCAAATGCGCTTCAAAGATGCTGATGGCGGTTCTGAAGCAGATCCAGAAGAGTTTGTTGATCTGACAAGCTTTTGCACTAGCCCTAAACATGCTAAACGTATCGCAGAGCACAAGTTGTTGTTACGTAAGCACAGTGAGCACAACATTCAATTTAAAACCACGCCTAGCTCTGCTCTTGGTTTGACGGCTGGTGATTACATCAAGGTAATTTCAAACTCATCGCATACCAGTCGCTTCAACAACGGCAGCGTTGACCAGTTTGGTGGTGTTACTTCAACTACCGCACTTCCTGATGGCACGCATCCGGTCTTTTTCTGGCGTCCGGGGCAAGAACAAGTTATTGAGGGACAGTTGCTAATCGAAGACGGCAAAACAGGCGATGAAACCTTTTTCAAGTCGATCTTCACCATTCAGATGGAAAACGAGCAAAAACGTATTTACCGAGTGACGAGCCTGACCATCGACGACGAGGGCTTTGTGGACATTGGCGGAGCTTATCAAAAGCTGGTCAACCTTACTGGCGACAAGAAAGACGAAAACGGCAACGTAGTGGTTGATGGAAATGGCGATCCAGTGCGAGAGGTTATTGGCTCAGCGTTGGCTATCCTGAACCCTGACAACGCGCTGTTTGACGTTACGGACTGATGACAGCAGTAAATTTCCCAGCATTGGTTCCTACAGGTCGTTCATACACGCCTGGGGTGTTTCCTGAGCAGCAGTTCCAGTCTCAAAATGGTTCGGTGATTCGGGTCCGGTACGGCAACCAGCGGTATAGCAGCAGCCTGTCCTTGACGTTTGCAAATATTACTGATGCAAGCGCTGCATCGATCCTGGAGAACTACGTCGCTGTCATGGGCGATGATAAGTACGTCGTATTCACCGACAGCAACGTTGCCGCAGGTGTGTCAACTGTCCTGGTGCCTTGGATTCAAGAGACGAACAGCCTGCTGAGGTGGAAATATGCATCTCCTCCGTCAGTTGAAAGCATTAAGCCAGAACTGAGTACAGTGACGTGTGAGTTCATTGGCGAGCTTGAGGGTGCCTGACCATGGCTAGGTATTACGCGGGTCAAGACGGCAGCGTTGAGCTTGGAGGTCAGCCTGTTGCCAAGGTTGCTCAGTGGTCGCTGACGGCAACCACTGATGCGCTTGAGGTCACAACGCTTAGCGAGCGCGCACGAACATTTACGGCCGGCGTACGTGGCGCAACTGGAGCTCTAACTGTTCTGTACTACCAAGACGCACCAGTCAAGCTGCTAAATCAGTTAAATCAGGACACAGACGCAGATGCAGGAATCGGGGCAACGGCACGGTTGAAGCTGAAGTTTGACACGAAATTTTTTGAGTTTGACGCAGTGTTAACCAGTGCTGAGCTTTCATGCGTTGTTGGCGAGGTCATGCGTGTCAATGTGAATTTCACTATGAGCGGTGATTTTATCAAAGAGAATCAGGCAGTAACATACTAAGAACCTATGACAGTTTTTTTAGGCAATAACGGAAGAATCAGACTTCGCAGAGCAACTACAGGTCGCACTTTTACTAGTGTTGTTGACCCTGGCGATGTCAACGCCAGCAAAAAGCGGTTTAGTTTTGACTTTCCGCAAGAAATGCTGCTGACGGGCGATCTACTGCGGATTAAAAGCACTAACGGCCAAAATCTAGACTTTATCGCTGCATCTGGCTGGGACGGAGGAAGCCAGCTGCCCGACGGCGCTTGGTATATCTATGTTGACGAGCTTGGCGGCATTTGTCTTTATGACACTTTCTCGAACGCATTAAACGGACGAGATATTGGCAAAATCTCGCTTTCAAATATTTCAACATCAATTAGCATTGAGGTTGTTAGCGTACAGTCTGAATATAACATTTTAGGGTTAGTAACATCTTTTGAGCTGAATAACGACAGAGAAGTCGTAGACGTAACTGTTCTGAGTGACGAGTTCAGGAAGAATGAAAGCGGTTTAATTAGTGGCAGCGGAAGTATCAGCTGTGAGTTTCACTATGATCCAGACGCCGCAGGAGAGACCGTGGAAACTGACGTTCCTAGTTATCTCCATGAGCTAATTTTACGTCAAAAACTTGGAGCAGAATTTGACGCTGAGCTTTACATAGTTGAAAAAGGACAAAATGCCGAGTCGACGAATGACTTCTTTTACTTTGAATTCAAAGGCATTGTGACGAATGCTGCAATTAGCCTGGGTTCTGGAGAACTGACTGTGTCTAATTTTAACTTCGTCACGACTGGTCCAATTTCACCAAGGCTTGGAATTGGTGTAATCACCAACTTTATCCTTAAAGAGGATGCCGACAAGATCCTGCTGGAGCAGCCTGGCAGCGGTAAGCTAGAGCTTGAGTACGACTAGACCCATAGGGGGCTTAGGCAATGGCTGATCAGAAGATCACAGCCCTGAATGAATTAGCTGAAGCAGACGTAGCTTCATTCGATGTTCTGCCCATTGCTGATGTAAGCGCAAGCGAGACCAAGAAGGTCAGCGTTAAAAGCCTGGTCGAGCAGGGCGTTGATTTAATTGATGACGCCAGCATTCCAGCGGCAAAATTATCAGCGATCAGCCCTAGCTCTTTGGGCAGCAGCTCCGGGGCGAAAGAATTTGTTGCTGGACCCACCGGCGCAGGCGGCGCTTATACCTCAAGAGTCATTGCTGCTACTGACCTGCCTGCAGCGACGGCTTCTGCTTTAGGGGGTGCAGCGGCTGGCGTCGGCCTTACGTCTACGTCTGGAACTTTTTCCGTCGACCCCGCAACGACATCAGCCCGTGGTGCAATCAGCGTTCCAACTGCGTCAGGGTTGAATGTTGATGGCAGTGGCGTTGTATCGCACCAATCCAGCGTCACTGGTCAAACTAAAAACGGCCTTACGATCAACGCTTCTGGTCATATCACTGCTATTGGCAGCATTGCAGCAGGTGATTTGCCCAAAGCGACCACTTCTGCCGTTGGCGGCGTTTTTATTGGTAGTGGTCTAAGCGTTACTGGTAGCGGGCAGCTCAACCACACCGACAGCGTTACAGCTGGAACAACAAGCGGGATCACTTTCAACTCTGCAGGCCACATCACTGCAATTACTGCGCTGACTGCAACTGATCTACCTGCGGGCACAACAACTGCAAAAGGGGCAGTTTCAATTCCCTCTGGAGCGTTATCGGTTAGCGGCGCTGGTGCGCTAACGCACGACACATCTGGCATTACAGCTGGCACGTATGCCAAGGTCACAGTTGATGCGCGTGGTCACATAACAGGCGGCACTACGCTGTCTGCTTCAGACATACCTGACATCAGCGCAGCGAAGCTGACTTCAGGAACGATCGGTACTTCAACTATCGCGAATGACGCGATTACAGGCGGAAAGCTTGCGGACTCTTCAACTGTTCGTTTTGCAGGCGCACCAGACACGGCAGGTGTCGTCAACTTTGGGACAGCTGATTACACAGGCCAATTCCTGTATGACGAGTTTCACGATGACTTGTATCTGTGGACGGGCAACAGCTTCAAGTCAATCGACATTGTTAGCGGCGAGATTGTTTTTGCTGGAACGTATAACGCAAGTACAAACAAGGTCGCTTCTGTAACGGCCAAGGGCACAGCCATCGGTTTGACAGTTGGACAAGCACTGATTGCCCCTGCCGCAAGTAACCAAAACCACTACTTGACTGTCAGCGTTTCCGGCACTGGTTCGGGTAACGCACCAGCTGAAGCATTAGCCCCGCCTGATTTTCTGATTTCAACAGGCACGAGCTGGGAGGTGCTTGACCTTTCTGCAGCTCTTGCGGCAACAAGTGCAAACAATGTTTCGTTTAGCCCTACCGGAAACATTGCTTCTACAGATGTTCAAGCTGCAATTCAAGAGCTTGACACTGAAAAACTTAGTGGAAGCAATCCCAATTTTACGGGAACAGCTACTTTCGCTGGCGATGTTGTCTTAGGCACAGCGTCAACACTGAAGTTTGAGGGCAGCTCTGCTGACGACCATGAAACAACATTTGCAATAACAAATCCAACTGCTGACCGCACGATCACATTTGCCGATTCCAGCGGCACGGTGGTTTTGACTGGAGACACCGGCAGCGTTACTAACACAATGCTCGCTGGCAGCATTGCGCTGACCAAGCTTGCAAACCTGACAGCCGGTCAGCTGATTGTTGGCAATACAAGCAACGTGCCAACAGCGGTCACGATGTCTGGCGATGCAACGCTAAGTAATACTGGCGCGTTGACTATTGCTGATGACGCTGTAACTGCAGCGAAGCTAGCTGACACAAGCGTTACAGCTGCTGCTTATACAAACGCGAGCATCACAGTTGATGCACAAGGAAGAATTACAGCTGCAGCAAACGGTACGGCTCCTGGCATTGCCAACATTGTGGCTGACACCACGCCACAGCTTGGTGGTGATTTAGATGTCAATGGCAAGGATATTGTCAGCGTCAGCAACGGTGACATTGACCTTGATCCAAACGGTTCAGGTCAAGTTGTATTTAAGGGCAACTCAACCCGTGGCTCTGGTTCGATCAAGCTGAATTGTGAGCAAAACTCTCACGGGATTCTTCTTAAAGGCCCACCGCATAGTGCAGCAGCGTCTTACACGCTGACGTTGCCTAA